TGTAGCACCTCCAACAAATCAAACATTATTAGTTCAAAATGATTTTACTATTGATGGTAATTATACAACTTATTTAATAGATACTTCAATAACTGGAGCAGGTGGAATTGCATTAACATGTACATGGCCTGAAGCATTTAAAGGATTAGAGATAACTTTTAAAATGATAGATGCTACAGGTAGTTTCTATATTACAAGTGATAATTTAACTTTAACAATAGATGGTAATACATTACCTTATAATACAGGATTAGATTTGTATGCTTCATTAACAGTAATAATGAGTTCAATAGATGGTAAAATGTTTATAAAATATTAAAATGGCAGATAATAAAACAGTAATAGAGGTTGAGGTTAAAGGCACAGATGCAGCAACTAACTCATTAAAAAACCTAAAAAAAGAATTAAAAGAAGCACAAGCAGCAGCACTCAATGGAGATGGTAAAGCAGCTAAGCGAGTAGCTGAATTAAAAGATAAATTAGATGACTTAAATGATTCAACCAAGACGCTCAAAGGCTCAGGTGTTGAACGTATTAGTAGTTCATTTGGTTTATTAGGCGAGGGTTTAAAAAACTTTGATTTTGGCGCAATAAAAACAGGTTTTAGTGGTATTGGTGCAGCAATGAAAGCAGTACCTATATTTCTATTAGTTGAGGGTATTACTTACTTAATTACAAACTTTGATAATCTAACTAAAGGAAGTGGACCATTAGCAAGAGCATTAAAAGCAGTCGGAGATGTTATCGGAGGTGTTATAAACTTTGTAACTGATTTAATTGGATTAACATCCGAATCTGAGAGGGCATTAGGTAGACAAGCGGATGCTATTAAGAAACATACTGAACAATCTACTCAAGCACTGGCTAAAACTACTGCTGAATACGATAGGCAAATATCTGTAATGAAAGCTAATGGTGAATCAACTGTAAAGGTTGAGAAAGCTAAGCAACAAGCTATTATGGATACTAATGCATCTATAATACATCAATTATTAGCTTATAAGAAAGCAGGAGGTGAATTATCAGAAGAGCAAAGGAAACAATTAGTAGCATCAACAGAAGCTATTAAAACTGCTCAAACTTCAATAACTGTAATTGATATTGAAGAGAATAACAGAAGAAAGGAAGCCTATAAAAAAAGATTAGAGGAGCAAAGAGCATTACAGGCTGAGTTTGATGCTTCAGATAAACAAATGAGAATTCAAGTTGAAGAAAATAAAAATAATGCTATCAATGAATTAATAAAACAAAATCAAGCATCGGTTAATGAGGAATTAAAAAATGCTGAAATAATAAATTTAGGTGAAATACAAACAATTCAAGCTAATGCAGATTTAGAAAATGCAATTGCAAATAAAGAACATAGGGATAAGGAATTAGAATTTGATAGAGCAGCAGCAGCCGAGAAAGCTAAAATAACTGAACAAGGATTAAAATCAATTCAAAATTTATCAGATATATTCTTTTTAGCGCAATCTTCAAAAGCTAAGAAAGGAAGTGCAGAAGCCGAAGCATTAGCTAAGAAACAATTTAAAGTTAATAAGGCCCTACAATTATCAATGGCAGTTATGGATGGATATAAAGCTATTACTGCTTCATTAGCACAGGCTCCTGTAGCTATCGGTCCTATTCCTAATCCTGCAGGTATTGCTTCATTAGCATTTGCAGTAACTACTTCAGCAGCGAATGTGGCAAAAATTTTAGCTACTCAATATGAATCAACTTCTACAGGTGGAGGTGAAGCACCAACACCATCAATAGGAAGTACAGGCGAAACTCCAACAATAACACAACCAATGGCACAACAACCTACAACACCTGGTACTAACTTCGATGCTCAAGGTAATGCTATCGGAGGTGGTATGGGAATGAAAGCCTATGTAGTTGAAACTGAAATTACAAATAAACAAACAACAGTAAATAGACTACAGAATCAAGCACAATTTGGATAATTTAAAACAAATGTAATTTAATATTATGGAATTAATCGATTTATATATTGATGAGAATTTAGAAGATAATAGCGGTGTTAATGGTATTGCTACTGTTGATAGTCCCGCTATTGAGCAAGGTTACTTCGCATTCAATAAGAATAAAAAAACTATCAAATTAACATTAGGAACTAACAAAGATAACTTTGCTCCGGTATCTCCTGACAAACAAATATTAGCAGGTGCTTTAATGATACCTGACATGGAGATTTATCGTAATGATAATGGTAGAGAATACAACTGCAGATTCACAAAAGATACTATTCAAAAGATAGTTAAAAAATTCTCAATATTAGGTTTTAATAATAGCATCAATGAGATGCACGATCTTAACAAGCCGATTAATAACTCAGTATTGTATCAGCATTTCATTATTGATAGAGCAATGGGTATTAATCCTCCATTGAATCAAAATCATTTACCGGATGGTACTTGGTTCGGATTTGTATATGTAGGTGATAAGAAAGTATGGGATGAATTTATTAAGACAGGTATATATACAGGTTTTAGTGTTGAGGGTAATTTTTATGAGCAGTCGGTTAGTGAATTAAGTGAAGATGAAGCTAAGGCTATAATTGATGCACTATAATTTTTTACACAAAATCTAACTAATTGTAATTTAATAAATAAAGAATAAAATGACATTTAAAGAAGCCGTAAACAAGATTCTAAGTGTGGAACAAAAAACAGAATTGAAAGAGTTATTTACTTTCAATACTCCTGTACCTGTTGTAGCACCTGAGAATACTCCTATAGCTGAGCCTGTTGCAATGGGTGAAGCTAAATTGATGGATGGTACTATCGTAAAATACGATACTCCTGAATTAGTAATTGGATCAATGATAACTGTAGTAACTCCTGATGGTGAGTTTCCTGCTCCTGCAGGTGAACATACATTAGAGAATGGTACAGTTGTAACTGTTGATGAAACAGGTAAAGTAATTGAAATAGCTACTAAAGAAGAGGAAACTCCTGAAGCACCTGAAGTAGCACCTGTTACTCCTGCTGCAATGGCAGTAACTCCTGAAGAGAAACAAGCTATAATTGATGAAGTTGTAGCAATGTTTGAACCAAGAATAAAAGCATTAGAAGATGCTATATTAGTAAGTCAAGCATCAACAAGTGAATTACAAAGTAAGTTTAGTGAGTTTGGTAAGTTATTAGATTTACCAACTAATGAGCCTACAAAAGTAGTTGAGAATAAATTTCAAAGTAAACTAAATAAAATCAAACAATTTAACAAATAAAATAAAATCAAATGGCAAATGGATATGATGTTTCCGCTTTAGGAAGCTATACAAAACAAGACGCAAATTCTCTTATTTATAAGATTATCGCAGGCGGTCAAACTGCATCTTTAATGACTGTACAAACAGGTGTAAAATCTGCTGAAACTATTAACATTGTTGCTGCTCGTGCAGTATGGCAATCAGGTGGTGCTTGTGGATTTACTGCATCAGGTGATACTACTTTCTCACAAAGAACTATCACTATCGGTAAAGTTACTGCTCAATTAAAATGGTGTGAAGCAGACTTAGAAGCTAAGTATTTACAAGGTGCTTTAAAAGCAGGTAGCCAATACGATATGCTTACTTTCGAACAACAAATCGTAGGTGATGTTTTACAAAACATTATCAAAGATAAAGAAAGAGCTATTTGGCAAGGTGATACCACTTCAACAAGTGCTTATTTAAATAAATTTGATGGTTTAATTAAAATCATTGGTGCTGCTTCAGGTGTTAACTCTGCTACTACTGTAACATGGTCAGTTGCTAACTCTCGTACTGCAGTTCAAAACGTATTAACTGCTATGACTGATGATATGTTAGCTAATCCTAATATGAAGATATTTATCGGTACTGCTGAGGCTCGTGACTATAGATTGAAGTTAGGTATTGATAACTTATACCACTTAACTGGTGCTGATACTAAGTTATATGCTGAAAATTCAGATATCGAGATTGTACCTGTAATTGGTTTATCAGGAACTAAGAAACTTTATGCTATGTCTACTGATAATATGTTCTTAGGTTGTGACTTACTTAACGAAGAGGAAAAATTAGATTTATTCTTTGCTAAGGAAGCAGATGAAATCAGAATGAATTGCAAGTTTAAATTAGGTGTTCAAGTAGCATTCCCTGATTTAATTGTTAAGCAAATCAACTCTTAATAAAACTTAATAGGGGAGAATAAAACCTCCCCTTTTTTATAACAAATAAAATTATAATTAATTATGGCATGTGTATTAAATAGTGGTATTACCAAAGCTTGTAGAGATGCAGCTCCAGGTCTTACTACCGTATATGTAACTGAGTTTAGCAATTATACTCAAGGTACAATTACATCTGCTTCAGGTATTATAACTAACTCAGTTTCTTTCTTAACTACAGGTAAAAAATTCTGGACTTATGAATTAGAGATGGGTGTTGGTTCTGAAGTAGAAAATATCAATCCTGATAGCAAAACAGGAACATTAGCAATAGCGCAAAACTTGAATTTTTACATTCCTAAAAAACAAGCAGCAGTTGCACAACAAGTAATGTTATTGGCACAACAAGATTTACTATTTATTGTTAAAGATAGAAATGGTAAATATAGATTGTTAGGTCAAGAATTTGGAATGAGAATGGTAGCATCAACTGCACCATCAGGAGTTGCAGGAAACGAACAAACAGGTTACGTTTTAGCATTCTCAGGTGAGGAAAGAGTATTAGCAAATGAAGTACCAAGTAACTTAGTTAGTTTACTTACAGTACCTGCTTAATTTTCCATGCTCTATATATAATCAGGATAGTCCCGTAAGACTATCCTTTTTTATTTTAAAAACTTTCTAAAAATTGTAATTTAATATTAATGCTATATCTAATTACAGGCGGAAATACAATTACAGTTACATTAACGGAGAAAGTTACAATAGCTAATCCTCAATTTGTTTTTGTATTTGTTAATGATAATACCGGTAAGAAGTTTGCATGTACATCAAGTGATTTAAGCACTAATACAGATAGATATAATCAATTTGGTATTAATGTAGTTACAACAACTGCTAATCCATTATTAAAAGAAGTTGAGTTTGATGATTATGGTTTTTACCATTATTACATTTACGAGATGGATGATGCAACTGCATTCAACTATGCAGGAATAAACACAACAGATTTAAGAACATTAACAGGATTAGTTGAAACAGGTAAGGCCTATTGGTCCGCTCCTACAATAGTAAACTATTATTATAAAGACATTAGAACATCCATTGTAACCTATGGCCAATAGTGAAATAGTAGGCAATTTGCTGAAAATAGAATTTGAAAATAATACATTGCCTGTTGTGGCAGTGAAATCAAATAAGCCTTATTTATTTTGGGGTGTTGATAATAACTATCCATCTTACTTATTAGAATTATATAAGCGAAATGCTTATCATGGTGCTATCATAAAATCTAAGGCTGAGCATATTTATGGTAAAGGTTTATGCTATGATAAGGATGAATTGACAGTTGAGGAGCAAGTACAATATAATAATTTTTTAGCTAAGGCAAACAGATTCGAAGATTGGAATAGTATCTTCAGAAAAAACACTACTCCATTTGAATTATTTGATGGTGTTGCATTACAAGTGATTTATACATTCAATGGTAAATGCGAAGTATATGCAATGGAGTTTGCGAAATTAAGATTAAGTCCTGATGGTAAAACAGTATTCTATTGTGATAAATGGATTAATGATGATGGAACAAAGAATATCAATCCTGAAAGACATGAA